TTTCTCTGTCTGAAATTGTCAAAGAGTCTTCAGTTCCTTTGACAAATGAATCAGTAAATTTCATAGCTCAAATGTATTATGATGCAGTAACGATAAATGGAAACCAAGAATTAGATCCAAATATTTTCACTCAAAGAGCTAGCCTTTCTAACATAGAAACTAAAGAAATTGCATTGATGGCAATGATGTTTAACAAGACACCTTTTGCAGTTCCTTTTATCGCTGAAGTAAAAAAGAGATCATGAAGATACATCTTGATAACGTTAACATGAGCTCAAACTCTGGTCCAAATTCTTTTGGAAAGAGATTGGCGATGGGCCTGATAGAATCAGGTCACGAAGTTGAATTATATGATGGAAGAAATTCCGATGCTTCGATAGTATTCATCGAACCTAGCGGAAGGCCTTTAGCAAAAAAAGTCATCCAGAGACTAGACGGAATTTGGTTTTCACCTGAAGAATTTGAAACAAAAAATTCATCAATCAAAAAGTTGTATCATTCAGCTGACGGTATCATCTGGCAATCTGAATTTGATAAAGGAATGACAACAAAGTGGTGGGGCAACCCTAAAAATGGATCAATAATTAGAAACGGTATTAATGCACCAGAAATTAAAAAATTTCAAATATCGGCATTGGAGCAAATCAGACAACAATACGAAATGTTATTCGTATGTTCTGCAAACTGGCATCCTCAAAAACGTTTGATGAAAAACATAGAGCTATACAAACATTTAAGAAGCTTTTATTCATCTGCTGCTCTAATAGTTTTAGGATCTAACCCAACTAAGGTTGCAGATCCTCATGTTTTTTATGCAGGTTCTCAACCACATGAAGTTTGTTTAGAAATATTTTCTGCATCTAATTGGATGTTGCATCTTGCGTGGTTAGATCATTGTCCAAACGCAGTGGTTGAAGCATTGTCTCAAGGAACTCCAGTTATTTGTTCTGAATATGGAGGAACAAAAGAACTAGTTCAAGGATACGGAGTAGTTTTAAAAGAAGATAAAGAATACAATTTTGAATTAGCAAACTATGACGATCCTCCAAACATTGATGTAACTCAAATAAAAAAGTGTTTACCTAATAAATCTGATCTAACATCTTGCTTTGACGTTTCGATGAAAAGAACATTGAATGATTATCTTTTATTTTTAGAAAGCGTCTTACAACAATGAATAAAGTGTATGTTCTTCCTCCGTCAGAAGATTGGATAGTAGATCGTTTTGTAAAAGAGTGGAACGAAGATAATTCAGATATCAGTGTGTCAAATCCTGCAGAAGCTGATGTTGTTTGGTTGCTAGCTGACTGGTGTTGGGAGCAATTATTTTTTAAAGGATTGTTAAAAAACAAAAAAGTTTTAACAACTGTGCACCATATAGTTCCTGAAAAATTTAAAGATGTCGATATTCATAACTTTTTGCTAAGAGACAAAATAACTACAGCTTATCACGTCTATAATGAGCAAACTTTAAATTTTATTCAAAGTTTCACGACAAAACCAATTCATTTAATAAAATACTGGGCGAACCAGAACATCTGGAATAAAACAGAAGAAAAACAAAAACTAAGAAAAAAGTATAGTTTACCTGAAGACGGTTTTTTAATTGGATCTTTTCAAAGAGATACAGAAGGAAAAGATCTAATTTCTCCTAAATTAGAAAAAGGTCCAGATTTATTAGTTGATGCTATTGAAATGTGGTCAAAAGAAAAGAAAAATTTACATATAGTTTTGGCTGGGTGGAGAAGACAATACATCATTAATCGTTTGACGAATTCTAACATTCCATTTAACTATTTTGAGAAACCAGACCAAAAGACTATTAACGAATTATACCAAACGTTGGATCTATATCCTGTTACTGCTAGATGTGAAGGTGGACCTCAGTCATTAATTGAATGCGGACTGCTAGAAGTTCCAGTAGTCTCAAGAAATGTAGGGATTGCTTCTCAGGTTTTACCTGAATCATCTATATCAGATGACGTAACATCAGCGGTACCTAACGTTCCTAATGTTCAAGAATGGAAACTTCCTCAAGGATATAATCCTTATAGATTATTAATACAATCTATTTAATTTTTATACTATCATCATTATCTAAAATGATTAAAATTGCGATCAATCGTTCTCCTGTTTTAGGACCTTATGGAGGAGGAAATAACTTTGTAAAAGCAGTTTATTCCTCTGTTCCAAATGGCGTAGAATTGACAGATAGACTTACTGATGATGTTAATTTAATTTTTTTAGTAGATCCTCGTCGAGATAAATCTTTTGATATAAATGACGTTGCAAAATTTATATCAAAAAAGAATATTCCTGTAGTTCAACGGATCAATGAATGTGATGCAAGAAAAAACACAGAGCATATGGATCAATTACTGTTACAATGCAGTACGATTAATACAAAAACTATTTTTGTAAGTAACTGGATGAAAAATTATTTTAACAATAAAGGATGGATTTGCAAAAATCAACATGTTTTGTATAACGGCGTTGATGATGAATTTTTTGATTCAAAATTCGTTGAAAAAAATGATAACGTTTTAAAAGTTGTAACGCATCATTGGTCAAACAATTATCTAAAAGGATTTGATGTATACGAATTTTTAGATTATCTTAGCACAAAAAACGACAAAATATCGTTCACATATATAGGAAGAGATAGAGGAACTTTTTCTAATTCAAAAACAATACCTCCGCTAGCTGGAAAAGCTTTAGCTGATGAGTTATGTAAATATGACGTTTATGTCAGCGCCTCGAGGTATGATCCTGGACCTAATCACGTTTTAGAATCAATTGCAGTTGGACTTCCAACATATGTTCATTCTGAAGGCGGAGGAGCAGTCGAATTTGTGGATAAAGAGCATGTTTATAAAAATTTCTTTGAAATTGAACAGATATTATTAAAAAGAAATTTTTTAAAGAATTCTAAAATGCCTCCAAAATGGAAAGAATCGATGGAATCATTTTGGAAAATTATTTTAAGCTGAGGTTAAAAAGTGAATATAACAATTGGAATAACAACGTTTAATCGTTTAAAATACACAAAATCTCTTTTTAACAGCATAAAAGAAATTTCTAATGATAATCAAGTTATCATTGTCGACAATTGTAGCGTAGAATATGGCCTCAAAAAATATCTTGAAGAGCAGAAAAAGAATGGAATTATTCATCAACTATTTTCTAGAAGTCCAAAAGAAAGAAATTGGGTTAATGATGAATACATTGCAAAAAACATTATCATAGAAAATGCAAAACATGATGTAATCTTGTTTCTTCAAGATGATTTGCAGTTTATTGGAAATAAAGAAGCTTTAGAAAAAGTTATAGAAGATTTTTGTTCTTCTAAAGAAATGTTTTCTTTAGAAGTTAACGCAGTTAGAAAATCGACTGTTCAAAATAAATTTAATAAAAACTTGGTAATAAAAAACAAAAATTACAAGTACTATTTGCCATTAGATAATCATTTTCCAACAATGGGTTTTTTTAAAAAAGAAATTTTTGAAAAGTTTGGAAAATATCCTGTTGAGTGGCCACAAACTCAAGAATTTTGGGGAAGATCAGAAGATTGGTACGATTCTAATTTAAAATCTAAACTTCCTGGTTTGCAATTAAATTATTGTAGTTGGGTTCCTTTATTCGCTCCTATATGGAACGATCCTCGAGGAGGATATGCTTTTATTAGAGGCAATAAAAGATATGGACATTATATAGACGCTAAATCTTCCAGCGGAGAATATTATGAAAAAATCTCCGTAACAGAATATACAGAAAAACAAGAATCTTTAATTCCTTTAAGCTTTGTAGATGTATGTCGACCGATAGGCTGGAATTATCAAACTGAAAATGGAGATCAAAAAAAATATCCTCAAAGCAAGGTTTTATTAGAAGGGCCTGAATTAGACTTTTAGTAGTATAGAGAAGTTTATGAATATCTTTATTTTTCCAACTGATGATAGAAGCGGATTAACTTCTATGATCTATCATTACTCAAAACTAGGACACAAAGTATTTGTACCGAAACATGGTACGTTAGGACTTAAATGGGAAAAAATAGCTACATGGCCTATGTTATTATGCAAGTCTTCAATTGATAAAAACAAAAGAAATCTTGATCTTTATCCGTTTCAAGAAAATAATGCGTTTTTTGGAGAAGACTTTTTTCTAAAAACTTTTAAATCATCTTGTTTATATGATGAAGACATATCTTGCGAAATAATAGATTTAAATGAAAAAAATCCTGGAATCGATGTTTTTCATACTTTAAGAGGAGGAGAAGAAAGTTTATTACACTACTTCAAAGTAGCTAATGAATATTTTCCATACGCAAAATGGGTTTCATCAACTATGAATGCATGGAATTCAGATCCAGGAAGTCATCGACCAAAAAATGTAGCAAAGTTTATTCCTGCGAATTATGAAAACAAACATATTGATGTCAACAACGTTAATGTATTTTGTGTGCCCTTTGAAAAAAAGTTATTAGACATTAATCATGAATCTAATGATATTGAAACTTTAGATTTTGCTTCATTTAATCATAATTTTGAGGTAAGACAACCAGATGATTATAAATTTTTCGTCAAAATGAACTTGAATTTAAGAGAAAAAAACATTCAAGAAATAAAAAATTTTGGAGGTAATGTTAGATCTGCAGGAGCTGATATTAGATTTTCTGGAAATAGCGGAGTAACAGGTCACTTTCAAACAATAAACCCCAGACAATCTTATAAGCTAACTTCAAAGTTAAAAGCAGCTGTACACTTTAAGCAAACAGACTGGGGTGGTGGAGTTTTTTATTATTGTTTCAATAGCGAAGTTCCAATTATTACAACTAAAAAGTACGTTTTCATGTCAAACTCAAAGAATTATTTAATTGACAAAATAAACTCAATTATAGTTGAAACGCCAGAAGAAGCAGCAAAAGAAATACAAAAATTATCTTTTGATGAAGATTATGTCAATAAGCTTAAAATTGGGATGATAAATCTTCAAAAAGAATCTTTAAATGATGAATATTGGAAAAATTGGGAAACGTTTGTTGGAACAATAACATGAAAGACACATTAATACTTTTAGTGACATGCACAAAAGAAATTACTAGATTCAAGGTTTTAGAACAAGTTGTAGATAATTTGATAAAACTAGTTGATACAGACACACAAGAAAATTTTTTAGTTTTTGATAACGCATCAACATACCCAGGAAGCATAGAACTTTTGACGTCTTCTTTTAAAAACGTATTTCAAAGTAAGACTAACGCAGGGTATTGGAGTGCAATTTTTTGGTGTATAAATAACTATGAAAAAATGATGAATAAAGATTACAAATATCTTTATATCATTGAATCAGATATTATTCATTTTGATAAAGCTTTTGAAAAACTTCGATTATGCGAAAAATTTTTAGATGATTATGAAGACATCGGGTCCATAAGAACAGAGGAATTTTTAGTTTCAGAAAGAAGCTTATACGATAAAAGAAAACAAACAAAAAATTCAAAAAAGTATGCATGTGTTGTACAACATAATTTTATAGAAAATAAAAATGTAGAATTTGAATTAGTTGATAAAATTAACGAAATATACTCTTGTAATTTTTTGTCTAAACTTCCTTCATTAACTAGAATGAAAACAATAAAAGAAGTATTTTTAGAACTTTCTAAATTAAGAGAATTTTCAGAGTTAGACTATCAAAAACTTTATTACGAAAAATATAAAAAATCTGCAATTATTGACCGAGGAATTTGGCATTCAAAATTAGGAAATGAAAATTCTCATATTGTCATAAATGGAAGCAGAAACCACAATTTGTCTATTGATTATAGACCAACAAGAAATGACAAAATATTAAAAGATTTAGATGTCATTAAGCTTTAAACATTCATTTTTAAAAAAATAAAATAAGAAAATGAAGTATTTGATATTTGGCGGAACTGGGTCATTAGGAAAGAAATTAATTTCTAGGTTTTTGTCTAATGGTGATAACATTGCAGTTTATTCTAGAGATGAAGCAAAACATTGGACAATAAAAAATGAATTATGTAATTCTGAAAATATTGAATTTTTTGTAGGCGATATTAGAGATTATAATAGAGTAAAAGAAGTTATTTACCACTATAAACCTCAAGTTGTAATTATTGCTGCTGCACTTAAACAAGTCGATACTTGCGAATTAAGCCCATTTGAAAGTGTTCAAACAAACCTTTTAGGTACTCAAAATGTTATAAAATCCGTAAAAGAGCTTTCACAAAATTTTAATGATAATTGGAAACTTGAAAAAGTTTTATTTGTTAGCACGGATAAAGCATGTTCTCCCGTCAACGTTTACGGAATGTGCAAAGCAATTTCAGAAAGGTTAGTAACTAGTCAATCAAAAAATGATTCAACAGGGGTTAAATTTTTGTGCACTCGTTATGGAAATGTTCTAGAATCCAGAGGCAGCATCATACCTCTTTTTAAATATCAAGCAGAAAATTCAGACTGTTTAACAGTAACAGATCCAGACATGACTAGATTTGTCATGACGCTAGATGACAGCGTAGATTTAATTGTAGAAGCGTTAAATAATGGTAAAAGTGGAGAGACATGGATACCAAAAATTCCATCAATGATGATAGGAGATCTTGCCGAAATATTCTCTAGTCTTTATAATAAGCCTATCAAGGTAATCGGACTTAGACCTGGTGAGAAAAAACATGAAGACTTAATCAATGATTCTGAATCCGTAAGAACAAAAGACATTAAAACCCACTATGTAATAGGACCTGCTTATCAAGTAGGAACTGAAAAATCTTTTACATATACTAGCGCAGATGATGTTATGTCAAAGCAACAGTTGCTTGAAAAGCTAAAAGATCTTGGCATAATTGATATGCCACTAGAAAAATTTCAGGGTTTAAAGATAGAAGAAATTGCAACAAATAGAAAGTGAAAAATGAAAAGTTATCCTCTTTTTAAAGTTCATATACCAGTAAAAGAATCTTTAGAAAAAATTAAAGATGTATTAGAATCAGGATTCATTAACGAAGGAATTCAAGTTACTGAGCTAACTCAAAAAATGCAAGAATTTTTTGAAACAGAAAAACTAATATTAGTAAATAGTTGTACTTCTGCTCTAACGTTAGCTCTAAAACTATGTGGTGTTGAACCAGGGGATAATGTCATTACAACTCCTATGACATGTGTTGCAACTAATACTCCAATTTATACAATGGGCGCAAATATTGTTTGGGCTGACGTTGATCCAAACAGTGGAATGATCGATGCAAAAGACGTAGAAAAAAAGATCACTGAAAAAACAAAAGCAGTAATGGCAGTCGCATGGGCAGGAACTCCTCCTGAGCTTTCAAAATTAAAAAAAATTTGTAGCGAAAAAAATGTAAAGCTTATTTTAGACGCCGCGCATGCGTTTGGTTCAAAATATAATAATTCGCAAATTCATTCTTGGGCAGACTTCACTTGCTATAGTTTTCAAGCAATTAAACATGTTACTACTGGAGATGGTGGAGCTTTGATATGCTCAAGTGAAAAAGATTATAAAAAATCAAAATCTCTAAAATGGTTTGGTTTAGATAGAGATTTAGCAAAAGACTCTAAAGGAAATTGGAAAGGTCAACAATGGGATGTTGACATCTTAGAAGCTGGTTATAAATTCAATATGAATAATTTAACTGCAGCAATAGGGTTGTCACAATTTCCTTATATCAATAATATAATAAACAAGCATAAACAAAATGCCGCTTTATATGATGGGCTGTTTAAAAATAATAAATTGTTAATTCCAGCAAAAAAGCCAAAACATTCTGAATCTTCTTCGTGGGTGTATACAGTAAAATTAAAAAGTAAAAAAAATTCTAGAGATGAACTTTTAGAAAAACTAAATAAAGAAGGAATTCATGCTGGCGTTGTTCATGTTCCAAACGATAATTATACAGCATTCAAAAAGTTTAAAGTTGACTTACCCGGAGTCAGAGAATTTTCATCTATGCAATTTTCTTTGCCTTGTGGATGGTGGTTGAATGAAGACGATATAAAACATATTGCAAATTTAACTTTAAAAATTTTAGAAAATAAAAAATGACAATCAACATACACGTAACGCTGAGTAATTCTACGTTTCAATATTTTGAATACATGAAACAAAATTACTTAAAAACTGCTACAAAACATAAATTAGGTTTTTATTGTTATTGTTTAGATAATGAAAGTTATATAAAAAGTTCAAATTTTTCAACAGCTATTAAAGTTGAACCAGGAAGTGGAACGTTAGGACATTGCAATGGAATTAAGGTTGCATTATCTAACTTTAAAAACACAGAACTTGAATCGATCGATATTATAGCTGACTCAGACACCGTTATGTTAATGAATGGGTGGGACATCATAACTGAAAATATTTTAAAAGATGTTGGAGTTTTTGGAACTACATATGAAAAAATAGGAGGATATAGTTCTGGCCTTTCAGAAGTTCAAACTTATAAAAATATTCCAAACGCTACGTGGTTTGCAACATCTAAAAAATATGACTTTTCAAAACTAAAAATGAATCCTGAAAAAGGTAATCATTTATTAATTGAAAATGAAGAACTTTCTAAAACATACCAATTGCCTATTGGATATAAACTTTTAAAAGATTCAGGATGGCAAATACCTCAGTATTTAAAATCTAATAATATTCCTTATAAAGGGTTAAGTCAAGAAAAACCTACTGATAATGCAAAAATTGTAAAAACAGGGTTCAATTATCATGAAGAATATCAATTAGATGGAGTTCCATTTTTAGCTCATCAAAGAGGGTCTTTATCTAAAGAGTTTAGAAAACATGAGTTATCAAAATCATTTTATGATGTTCTTGATCAGTATTTTCAAAACGATATTTTAAAATGAAAAAAAATTCAAAGATGCTATTAAGAGAAGTTGTTCATGAAGATCATGAATGGTTAGTTGAACTGCACAATGATCCAGAAGTTTTAAAAAATTTAACTAATCCAAATCCTATAACTTTAAATCAACATTTATCTTGGTGGGAAAAAATATCAAAAGATAATTCTCAAAAAAGAAAAATATTTGAAATAAACTCTGAAAGAGTAGGATTTACTAAGTTTTATAGTATAGATCTTACTAATAGAAATTGTGTATTAGGAGCAGATATTCATAAGAATTTTAGAGGTAAAGGATATGCAAAGTTCATGTGGTCGTTAATGTTAGATCATTGTAAAGAAATCGGACTTCATAGAGTAAGTTTAACAACTGCAGAATACAACCTAATAGGTCAAAAAGTATATAAGAATCTTGGTTTTATAGAAGAAGGTAAGTTAATTTCTTCTTTATATAGAGATGAAAAATTTTTTGATCAAATTTGTATGTATAAAATTTTATAAAAATTTTGCTTGGAGAAATAAATGAAAGTTTTTGTAGGAACAATGGAGTGTGGAGAAAATGAATTTGAGAAATGTAAAGAATCAATCTCAACGCAAGTAGATGTTCAAATAACACATTACATTGTTTCAAACCTACCAGAAAAAGAAGCACATGAAAAACTTTTTTTAGAATGGAACAGAGTAAAAAAAGACTATGATTTGTTTTTAAAGGTCGACGCAGACACAGTATTGTCTCATAATTTAGTTATAAAAACTTTTGTCGAACTTTTTAAAAACAATGATAAGTTAACAGGAGTTCAAGCGTGGCTTCATGACTACATGACTGATAGCATGATATACGGTCTTACATGTTTAAAAAACACTGTTTTAGTAGCTACAAATGTGAATAAATTGTATCCTGATAGAGTTGACTCAGGTCATAATGTTGTAATTCGAGGAGACCAACTTCCTAAAGAATTAATTCCTGCAGGAAAGCATTGTTGGTTTCCATCTGAAAAACAATCATTTCATTATGGATTTCACAGAGGTAAAAAAAATCAACCTGATATCTTTAATAATGTATATTCAGCTTGGGAAAAAAATGATTTTGATAAAATAAGAGGGTTGTGTTTATTAGGGTTTAATCTTTCATCAAAATATAATGATGTTGATTATTATGATGATGATTTTCAAAATGCTTTTAATTTTTGTATAAAAAATTATTCAAAGGAATTTATACTAAATGAAATTAAATCTTCACGTCATTATTGACGATTATCAATACGTAAAAAACAATTGTTTTCAACATCAGTTATTTAAGACTTTACAAAATGAAACAAATATGACATTTAGTACGATGTCAGACGTTAACTTAAGGAATAAAATTCCTTCATGCGATAAAATTTTATCTTGCTTGAAATTAAGAACTTTAGATAAAAATATTCATATAATAAAAAAGTATCTCAATGATAAAGAAATATTCATATATGAACAAGATCCTTGGGAATCTTTTAAAGATGATTCTCCATATAAAGGATCATATAAAAAAATTTATGATGAATTGAATGTTAAATCTTTTTTAAATACATCAAAATGGTGGAGTGACTTTATAAATGATAAAGGAATAAAGTCTACATTCGTAAAAATGTGGGTGTTACCAGAATATTGTTCTTCTACTCCATTATGGAAAAATAGAGAAATTGATATAGGATTTTGTGGTCAAATTCATCCTTATAGAAAAAAATTTTTTGATTTTTTAAAATCAAAAAACATTAATGTAACAATTCTAAAACAATCTTCTTACGAAGGATTTTTAGAAAATTTGTCTAAAATAAAAATTTTCATACATAATGAACAAGTAGAATGGATAGTAGATTCAAAAAAGCTTCAAGCAAATGCATTATGGGTAAAAGATATTGAAGCTGCATCTAGAGGATGCATAAGCATTAGAGATTATGAAAAAGAACACGAAAATTACGCTAACAACATTACTTCAATTTTAACTTATAAAAATTTTGAAGAATCAATTCAACTAATTCAAAAAACATTAAATGATGTCGAAGAAACTCAATCAAAAATTAATTCTTCAGTAGAATTCATAAAAAATGATGAAGGGTGGAAATCTGTTCTTAATGCAATTAAATGAACTTTAATTTTTTTTAGATTATATAAAATCTATGAAAAAAAATAAGTCAATTGCTGTAATTGGTCAAGGATTCGTTGGCGGGTCATTAACGACAGTTTTTTCAGAACGTGGTTTTGATGTATACGCGTATGATAAGGCAAGAAAGTATGTAAGAGGATCGCTACCAAGTCATGGAGATTCCGTTGCTGGTTATCCTGGGTCCATTGCAGAATTAATTCACGATAATGAGGAAGGTGGAACACCAGGTTTTTCTAAAATTTATTTTGTATGCCTTCCTACGCCTATGTTTGAAGATGGATCTGCAGATCTCAGCATCGTAGAAGGAACTCTGAAAGAATTATCAGAAGTTTCTGGAGAAAGAATTGCCGTAGTTAAATCAACGGTCCCACCAGGGTCTGTCGAGATGTGGAATAAAAAGTTCGCTGAAACAGGATTGAAAGTTATTTTTAATCCTGAGTTCTTAACAGAAGCAAATGCTGTTGATGACATGCGAAACCAAAATAGAATCATCCTTGGCGGTCCTCGTCCATGGATCAATAAGGTCAAACAAGTTTTTGAGGCAGCGTTTCCAAACGTTCCAATCATTAAAACATCAAGCACCACTGCTGAAATGGTAAAGTATGTAACGAACATTCATCTAGCAGTGAAGGTCGCTCTTGCTAACGAGTTTTATCAAATTTGTCAAGCTTTGGACTCTTCAGGAGCAAACATCGACTATGATAAGGTAATCGAATATGCCACACTCGACAAGCGGTTGGGTAGCTCACATTGGAAAGTCCCTGGACCAATGCCAGCAGACGACACTGGAGAGCCGGCTTTTGGCTTCGGCGGAAGCTGTTTTTGTAAGGATATTAATGCATTGATTAGCATTGCTAAAACCTTAGGAGTAGATCCAAAAGTTATGAGTGCTGCATGGAACAAAAATGTTGAAGTTCGTCCGCAACGAGATTGGGAAAAGTTAGTTGGACGAGCAATCTCAAAGAAACCAAAAGATTGAACTAACAATTAAGAGGGTGTTACTATCACATAATGCAAGAAGTAATACCCTCATTTGAGGTACTACCGACGGGAAAACAACACGTTTCATTTTCAGAAGTTAAGCTCTGGAAAGAGTGTTCGTATCGTCACAATTTAGTTCATATCAAAAAAGTCGATCTTTCGAAACCATCTCCCGTATTAGACTTTGGTACGGCTGTTCACGCTTCATGTGAGCACTACCTACTGACTCGCGAGATGAAACCTGAGATTGCTTTCGAGCATATGGAGAAAGCCTGGGCGAAGTACGAAGGAAATCCAGACTTTTCTCCAGCATCTCTTGCAAAAGCTAAGTCAGAAGCTGCTCTAATTCTCTCAGAAGTTCCAAAGTTTTTAGATGATACTTTCCCCGAATGGGACGTCGTCGCCGCCGAGCATCAACTTTATGAAGCGGTTGAAAATCATCCTCATGCTTTTAAGGGTTTCATCGACGGTGTCATCAAGGCAAAAGGTAAACGAGGAGAGACGATCTATTGGATCCTCGACTGGAAAACAACGCCGCGCGGGTGGTTTAGAGAGAAGCGCAGCGATGACATGGTAAAAGCTCAGTTGGCTCTTTATAAGAACTATTGGTGTCAAAAAAACCCGACAGTTCCCATGAAAGACGTCCGCTGCGGTTTTGTGCTTCTCAAGAAGGCAGCGAAACCTGGTGATCACTGCGAGTTATTTTCAGTTTCTCTTGGGGAAGTTCCTATCAAGCGATCTCTTAAAGTCGTTAGCAATATGATAACGTCTGTAAAAAGAGGTATTGCTCTAAAAAACCGTGATGCATGTACGTGGTGTGAATTTAAAAATAGTGAACACTGCACTTAAAATATTACAAATTTTTCAAAAGTTAGTAATATAACGACATGCAGAAAAAAACAGTATTAATGCTTTCAGACCATCCACTAAGTTCAAGTGGGGTAGGTACACAAGCTAGATGGTTAATTCACGGATTGATCGCTACTGGAAAATGGAAGTTTAAGTGTTTTGGTGGCGCTGTTAAACATGAAGATTATAGAACGGTTGTTGTTAATGATGATTTTATAATCAAACCTACCAACGGATTCGGCGACAGAAATATGTTACGTCAGGTTTTAGCTACAGAAAAGCCTGACGTTTTATTACTTTTTACAGACCCAAGGTTTTTCATTTGGGTCTGGGAAATGGAAGATGAAATTCATCAAGTATGCCCAATAGCATACAATCATCTTTGGGACAACTACCCATGGCCAGACTTTAACAAGGTTTTGTATGAATCTACTGATTTAATAAACTGTATCAATTGGCCGACGTATGATATGGTAAAATCTAGATTTCCTGAAAAAACTAATTACATCCCTCATGCAATTCCAAAAGAAATTTATCATCCGCTTTCAGAAGAAGAACAAAAGAAATATAAGACTTCATTATTAGGAAAAGAAAAACTAGATCATTTTACTGCTCTTTTTGTTTCAAGAAATGCTAGAAGAAAAATGCCATCTGACATACTCGTCTCTTGGAAAAAGTTTATTGATCAATTAAAAGAAAAGCATGGACATACAAAAGCAACGCTTGTAATGCATACAGAACCATTAGACCCTGAAGGTCCTAACTTGTTGCATGTTGTTGACATGTTAGGAATTAAAGATCATGTTATCTTTTCAAAAGATAGAATAGAGTTTAAAGATATGAACAAACTCTACAATGCTTGCGATACAGTAATTAACCGTAGTTGCAATGAAGGATTCGGATTGTCAACTCTTGAAGGAATGATGTGTGCAAAACCAATCATTGCAATCAAAACAGGAGGGTTGACCAGACAAGTAGAAGATCATGAAACAGGAGAACAGTATGGAATAGCTTTAAATCCAGATGCTAGTTCCCTAGTAGGAAATCAATTAGTTCCTTACATTTATGAAGACTATATTACTCATGATACGTTAACAAACGCATTTATGAAAATGTATGAGTGGGGACCAGAAAAGAGAAAACAAGTTGGTCAAAGAGCTTTTGAACATGCACAAAAAGATTATGACATTGAAAATGTAATCTTACAATGGGATAAAACTTTAACTGACTTGTGCGAAAACTGGAAGCAAAATTACAAAAGCTGGAGTCTTACTGGAATTTGAAATGAAAAAAGTAATTTTTAGAGGTCCTGCTTTAACTCAATCAGGGTACGGAGTACATAGTCGACAAGTCGCAAAATGGTTATTGTCTAGAAGTGATATCGATGTTAAGTTTTTGTTAACTCCATGGGGAGATACTCCTTGGATATTGGATAGAGACAAAGATGGAGGTCTTGTTTCAAAAATAATGGAAAGAACTGTCAGCCCAGAATATAAAGCTGACGTTTCTATTCAACTACAATTACCAAACGAATGGGATCCAAATCTTTGTAAGATTAATATCGGAATTACAGCAGCCGTTGAAACAGACGTAGCAAACCCAGCTTGGGTTTCAAGTTGTAATAAAATGTCTTGTGTTGTTGTGCCATCGTTACATGCTCTTTCCAGCCTTAAAAATACTGCTGAACTTCAAACGCCGTCGTATGTAATTCCTGAATCATTTCCAGAAGAAATTTTAACTTCAAAAAAAGAAATAGATTTATCAACCGTCGATACAACATTTAACTTTTTATTGTTCGGCCAGATGACAGGAAACAACCCATTTAATGATAGAAAAAATCTTCTATTTACCATTAAATGGATTTGTGAAACATTTTCTAAGGATGAAGATGTAGGAATTGTTATAAAAACTAACGCCGGTAGGAACACTCTAATAGATAGAAACATAGTTCTAAGAAATCTAGAAGGATTATTAAAAGAAGTAAGAAAAACTAAGTTTCCAAAATTCTATCTTTTACATGGAGACATGAATGATGAAGATGTGTCTGCAATATACAAACACCCGAAAATAAAAGCTTTAGTTTCTTTAACGAGAGGAGAAGGTTACGGATTACCTCTTCTTGAAGCCGCCGCTGCTGGATTACCTGTTATCGCAACGGGGTGGTCTGGCCACATGGATTTTATGAATCATGTCAAGTTTATTAACATAGACTATGAGCTAAAGCAAATACATTCAAGCAGAGTTGATGAAAAGATCTTTGTAAAAAATGCTAAATGGGCAGAAGCAGTAGAAAAAGATTTTAAGAAAAAAATATTAAAGTTCAAAAGTGCTCCAAATGCTCCTAAAGAGTGGGCAGAACAAGGAGCAAAAAAAATAATTGAACGTTATAGTCATTCAGAAATTTCTAAAATTTATGATGAAAATCTTTCAAAATATTTAACATGATATATCTTTTACTAATAACAAATCTTATCACTTTATTTTCTTTACTAACAATGATAAAAAAATCGCTAAAGTTAGTAGAACAAATAGATGAGATAGGATCGCAGATTGAAGAATCTTTAGACATCATAGATAAGTCTTACCAAGACGTGTCTAGGCATCTAAAATCTCCAGTTTTATTTGATGATCCAGTCGTTATATCGATGGTAAAAGACGTAAAGAATGCTAGAGAAGCTATGTTGTTAATAGCGAACAAGGTAATTGTACCTTTCGAAAAAGAAAAAGAAGATGGGATATTATCGTGACGACTGGAAAAAGTAAAAGAACTAATAAAAAATTTTTAAAAAACAAAGAAGTGAAGTCAGATCCACAAAATCCAAAGTTTTATTTTACGAATGAAACTCAACAGGCTATCGTGGGGTTTCAAAAATCTTCAGATAGAAAAGTAAGAGAAAAGCTATATGTTGAAAAGATATTACCGGCTTTTGAAAAGCTAGTAGAAAACTTAATCAATATTCATAAATTTAGTGGGTTGCATGACACATATGAAGATTTAAAAAATGATTGTGTCAACTTTCTATTTGAAACAATTCATAAGTTTAATCCGACCATGGGAACAAACGCATTTTCTTATTTTAATGTCGTCGCAAAAAATTGGTTGATTATTAAAACCAAACAAAAAGTGCAAAGAGGAAGAAGAGATGTAAGCATAGATGACCCTAAAGGGTTAAGCAATTCAGAAATTCAAATTGTAGAAGAAAGAAGAATGATTCCATCTCAAGACTATTTTTTGGAAAACTCTGAAAATGTAGCAGAGATATTGAAGATGATGTATGAAATACGTTCTAGAGTCAAAGTTGAAAACGAACTTCTTTGCATTAATTCTGTCATAACGATATTCGAAAACATAAACGACATTGACATTTTAAACAAAAGCGCAATTCTCTTATATATAAGAGAACTTTCAGGGTTAAGTCCCAAACAATTGACAACGTCGATGCAGGCAGTAAAAAAACACTACAATAAACTAAAAGTGGAACAGGTTTTGAATTATTAAATAATTTTTATATGACAAGAAAGAGGAAATATCGATATGTCTGACGATGACGTAGATGTTACCCAAACAGAGATTGTTGAAATACCTGATAGAAGCATAAAAGATAGGATTAAAGACTTTAGCGGTCTTTTAAATCAAATTGAATCTATAAACGATAAGAAAAAACAACTGTGGAAAGAAATTTATGAAAATGCAATTTGTGATCGACAAAATGCATATATCATGTTCACAAAACTTGTGATGATCGTTCAAGACAAGAGCACTGAGCATGCAGTACATGGAAGAACTATTTCTTCTTATATAGAGAGAATGAGTAAAGCTAACGACCAATTAATAAAATTAGCAGAGCTTGTTGCTCGAGCAGAAGCAGCTTCTGAATCTATCGATCCAGATGATTTGTTTAATAAAATAAAGAATTAATATGTCTATAACAACCAAGCTAGCAGAAAATAACTTTTATAGAGACAATTACTTAGATACTATTTATAATTCTTTACAAAAGAATTCAATAAATCTTCCTCCTGTTTTTCAGCGTTGGGTTGTTCTTGAAACTATTTTTGATCCAATGTTGATTGACATAGACAAAATTTCTCAATTAGAAAATCTATATGGTGAAATAAAAAATTCTAAATATGCAATAAACACCACGCTCCCTAGAAATTCAATTCTAGCAAGACAAGTTTTTAATTCAAGATTAGGAAATAAAGTTATTACTAACATGTTTTTATTTCCTTTGTTTCCTTCTGCGTTAGCAATGCCGTGTAAACCAGGAGAACATGTATGGGTAATGTTTGAATTGTTAACACAAAAACAAACATTAGGATATTGGGTGTGTTCTATAGTCGGTCCTCATCATATAGATGATGTAAATCATGCGCATCATCCAAGAGAATTTGATAGAACGTTCTTATCTTCAGAAGATAATTCTGATGCATCAACAAAACATCAAGAAAAAGTAAAAAAACCAAGATACCATTTCAAGAATGGTGTGTATGCAAAAGTTATAGAAAATGAAGAACCGATAATTTATCCTGAAACTGGATTTGTGTTTGGAGATTCTGAAGAATACGAAAGAATGATGACTTTATCTGACGCAGCAAAAGCGTCAGTGTATGAATCAGTTCCTAGATTCAAAAAAAGGCCAGGAGATATAGCGTTAGAAGGAAGCAACAACACACTAATAGTATTAGGAAGAGATAGAACTGGAAACGTTGCAAACTATTCTAGTACTGATGAAGAGCAAAATTTTCTCTCTGTTGATCAAACTGATTCTATTTTATCTAAAAAAAATGCAGGATCAATTGACATAGTTGCAGGAAGAGGCCAAAAACCTGAAACATCAGGAAGAAAAGTTATTAACCATCTTCAAAACGAAGAGCTAGCAAAAGACAAAACATCAGCAACTCAATTATCTAGTGAAGGAGATCCTGACTTTTTTAATGATAGAAGCAGAATTTATATTTCTCAAAACACTAAAGTTGATGAAGGTTTACTTTTAGTACAAAAAAACTCTTCAAGAAATCCTAAAGTTCTTGATTCTCCGAATGGTGATGCAGGAATAATCATTAAATCAGATAAAGTAAGAATTTTTGCAAGATCAGACGTTCAAATTTTAGTAACTGGATTTACTGAAGAAAGTGTAGAATATCCAGCTGGAGATTATGAACCAGGATTATCAAATGATCCAGATCAAAAATTATCTACAAATAACATAAAAACTCAAAATCAAGACACAAAAAGTTGGGCATCTATTACTATAAAATCGAATGGTGATATCGTTTTTGAACCATCAGATAAAGGATACATCAAACTAGGAGGAGAAGATGCGAATCGAGGAATTGTTTGTTCATCACAACCTGTTATACCTTCTAATGGAGGTGTAGCAGGAACTCCTATAATGACTGATGGAGGAGGGTCTTTTGCTGGATCGATGAATCCATCCCCGGCCGGAAACATACCAGCTCTTCCACAAACTGCAAATATGGATTTAGGCACTTTCGCAAATAAAGTTTTAATCAAATGATGAGGCAATATGGCTGCGCAACAACATGTAGGAATTTTAGATAAGAATAAAAAGCTAACACAAGAAGCAAAAGAAAGCTTTATTTCGCAAGTTCTATTGATTCTTGAATATGGTACCGAAAACATACCTGCAGATAAAAAACCTCCAATACCTTTTCCTGAAAAAATAGAACCATCTCCAAATTTTAAAAACATAAAAGACGTCGATTATCTAAAAGATGAAAAAAAATATCCTGGATTTCATAAAACTTGGATAACTAGGTATGAAAAACTAGCGAACGATTTAAACTTAAACCCAAATTATAGCTTTTTGCCTGCATTTGCAGATCCTATCTCTTTAGCAAAAGATGCGTTTAATGTTGATATTCCTCCTATAAGTTTTCCCGGAGGATACATGCCATATTTTACTGGATTGCTACCTGCTAAACTTATTGGGAATTTAATAAATGAAGGAAAAACTGACTTTTTATCTCCGACGGGGCCAGCGAATCTTATAAAAACAATGGTGGAAAAAAAAGCTCCACCGCCTCCTGTCGTACCAGCTCCTCCAATAATTATCCCCCCTGCAATGCCACCTGGTTTTTCATTACCAAAACCAGACATTAATTTTAACGTCGATTTAACTCCAGATCAAATACTTGCAAATTCTCCAAAGCCTCCTGAAGTCGTATTTTCATCTTTATCAAAAAAAGAATTCGCAGCAGTTGAAAACATCCCTAAAATCGTTGTTGAAATTATAGGAAAAATACCAAGTTTAATTGGAAAACTTAATGATCCAAAAAAAGTTGTTGGAGAAGTAGCTGTTATTGTAAAAAAATCAGGAGTTATGGGCCCGCCACCAAAAGAATTTTCGTTTTTAGAAAAAGCAGCTGATGCAGTTTTAACAGTAAAACTTGCAGAAATGTTTATCGTTGCAACTCTTGCAACTACGATAGGCTCTGCTCCTGGATCTGCTACAACTGGAATAACTCAAGTGACCAGTGCAAATGAACCTGAAAAAAAATATATTCCCATGCAGCCTGTTCAGGAGAAAGTAAAAGAGAAAAAAATGACTCCTGGAGAAAAAGCTAAAAGGTATGGAATAGGTCTTGGAGGATCTTATTACGGTTCATCTAACGATGGACATACAAGCGAAAGAGAAAGATATCTATCAGGACTTTTTTATGCTGAAAATTATTACAGAAGTTATCCAAAAGGAAGTTTAAATGTTTATGGGGAATTTGTTACCGACGATCCTAAAAATGTCATCTCTCCTAATAATCTCAATTCAGGGCGTCTTTATTCTGAACAATCAAACGAAGTTCAACGTGATGCAACTCCAGTTATAGATAATACTGGATTTTTTAAGCAAGCAGAAAGAGCTGCTGGTGAATTGTCTTCATGCGGAATGTTCGTAAGAGGTTGTCTTCAAGCAGGAGGAGCAGCAAATAGATTTTTTGTTTCCATGTATGCAGCAGGAAAAGCCATACAAATCCTTATTAACATAGGAATAATGAGAAATTACAGATGGGTATCTGAAACTTGTGTGCACCCAAATTATGAATACAACTTTGAAAATCCTAAAGGTGGCCGTGCAATTATAAATGATTTGTACGATATAAAACTAGATGATAAAGGTCTAATACAAATTACGCCTAGAGACTCTAGCACTCAAATACCAAACGTACAAATAAATGCTCAAGCGAAACATCAGTCAAAAACAAAAACGCCGAATACTGCCAATACTACTGTTGGAGATATAGAACGACTTTTAAATAAACATGCAGGAGCAAACTGCATTTATAATATTTACGAGAAAGGCCAAGCAGCACCAAAACAAGATGAATTTAGAACAGATTGGAGTTTAAACAAAAATTTAAAACCAAACATGTATTGGCTTGAACCTTACTTAAAACCTAGAGATAAAAGATCACTTCTTTGGGGATTTGAAATAGGAGAAATGTTAAAAGACCCTCAATCAAAAGATTCAGGATTTCCTGCGTTACAACAAGGTGATGCAATTTTAATCAATAAATTGGGTGCCGGACAAAAATATCCACATTCTCATTGGATTATGAATGGAGAACACGTGATATTAGTTACTGAGGATAGACAACATGGGTATGAATTTAGTCCTGCAGATACAAATAAAAAAGTGTGGCATCCGCGCCTGAAAAATCCAATCATTGGAATTGAAGGAGGGGCTCTTGATGATTACAACACGAAAGAAGTTCCTAAAGCTAAGACATTTAAAAAAGACAACGACACATCAGAAAAAGCTTTTAGAGCTATGCTAAAACGTGCAATTGACACGCCCGACACGTCTGATACAAAAACGTGGAAATATCAAGAATTGTACAATGGAATATCAAAAGATAAACATGATGAGATGATTGCTGCGTTCGAAAGCAAAGGAGAATATACTCTCTACCTGTTTGTTGAAATTCCAAAACCTTCAGCAATATTACAATGTATATATGACAGAGGAGAATATTCTCCTTCTCCTCCTTATCAAGGCACTACACGAAACAATTATAGTGATGAAGCAACCATGTGTTCATTTTTTGTTGGAACAAGTAACATGGCTAGATCAAATCCAGCATTAAATTCATCCAATGTAAACAATTTGGAGCCTATAGGAGTTTCCGCAAGAGAAAGAAAAATCATTGCAATTTTTAAAACAAACAATTATTGTAATGAAGCTGAAAATCTAGGTCCTTTAGCTCCCATAGCAATAGAATACATGGACGATGTCAAACATAATTCAGTTTCTACATATTTTAAATCAGAAAGCGTTTTTAATGTATTTGCATTTGATTCATTCCCTGGAAAAGTAGCATCATATCGACCAAAAAAGTGATATTACGTTTTTATCAATCTTTTTGGGGTATGAAGAATCATTAAAATGATATTTACCGTTGGGTATTGAATGTCCTCTTATAAGTTTAAAAGCACCGGAAGAACAGCTTCAGTAATAGAATCTGAAACAATTCTATCTACGGTCTTACCGATAGGCATAAAAACCCCGTTAAGAATAGATGAAAAAAATATTTTTGCAATGCATTATAACCTTGCAGATCAAGCTCATGATAATTTAAAAAATCTATTATTAACTAATTGGGGAGAAAGACTTGGACTATATGAATTTGGTGCAAATTTAAAAGAATTAACTTCAGAATATACGAATATAGATTCTTTTGATGAAGAAGCAATCGTTAGAATAAGAAATGCAGTAACCAAGTGGATGCCATTTATTATATTAAAAAACTTTGCTTCATTTGTTGATAGAGAACAAAATCAGCACGTTGGAATATTAAAAATAGCAATAACATATGACATTCCAAGTTTAGGTGTACAAGATAAAGCTCTTCGAATATCGATGTATGTGACGTAAAATGGCAAAAACAACATTAAAACAGTTTAGAAACAGAAGTTATCTTGCAAAAGATTTCGATGCTTTGCGAGCAAATCTTGTTCAATATGCTAGGCTTTATTATCCAGATAAAATACAAGATTTTTCTGAAACTTCTTTGGGCGGATTACTTCTTGACATGGCAGCATATACAGGAGACGTCATGTCATTTTACATGGATCATCAATATAATGAGCTAGATCCAGATACTGCTATTGAAACTTCAAATATTGAAAAACTTATTCGAAATGCAGGTGTTCCGATAACGGGAGCATCACCAGCAACAGTAGACGCTACTTTTTATATAGAAGTACCAGCGATATTATCAGAAGTTGAAAAAAAGTATGTTCCAAATCCAATTTCTTTACCCATAGTAAAAACAAATTCTATTTTTACATCAATAAATGGAGTTAATTTTATACTTCTAGTAGACGTTGATTTCTCTAAAAAAGACGTTAATGGAAATTATAGCGCAGAGATTAAAGTTTCAAAATTAAACCAAAATGGAACTCCTAATACGTTTACAATGGCATTAAACGGTTTATGCATTTCTGGAATTCAAACAACCGAATCATTTAATTTAGGTAAATTTTCTCCATTTAAAACAATCACATTGTCACAAAATAATGTTACTGATATTTTAACAGTAAATGATTCTTTAGGAAATGCTTACTATGAAGTAAGCAGTTTAACCGAAGACATAGTCTACAAAAATGTTGTAAATACATCTAGCGATTACAACGAAATATCTGATTCTTTAAAAGTTGTGCCAGCTCCATATCGTTTTGTTAGCGTTGTAGACTTAGGGTCTAGATCTACAACTTTGATTTTAGGAGGAGGAGACGATGCTAACATTGATGATGATGCAGTACCTGACCCTTCAGATTTTGCAATATCGTTTCCTTATTCAAAAACGTTCTCAAGAACATCAATAAATCCCTTGCAATTATTAAAAACTAGGACTTTAGGAGTTTATTCTCCAAATTCGATATTGTCAGTTACTTATCGATATGGAGGAGGATTAAGTCATAATATTCCTCCCAACAACCTTACTACTGTAACTCAAGTTTCTTTGGAATTTCCATTAAATCCAAGGTTGGAAATAATGAATTTTGTAAGAAAAAGCTTTTCTGTAACAAATCAAAAAACTGCAACAGGTGGTGAAGATTCACCTAGCATCAATGAGTTAAAGTCCCTTATACCGTCTATACGAAATTCTCAAGAAAGAATTGTTACAAGGGAAGATTTGCTAGCAAGAATCTATACGATCCCATCTAATTTTGGTCGGCCATTTAGAGCAGCTGTAAGATCAAATCCGACGAATCCGCTATCAACGCAACTTTTTATAATTTGTAGAGATTCTTCATCTAGATTGATACATGCTCAAGATACTTTAAAAGAAAACATAAGAAAATATTTAGCACCTTATCGTTTGATTACAGACGCTATTGATGTTTTAGACGTAAAAATAATCAATTTATCTTTTCAATTTGACGTATTAATTGATCCATCTATAAATCAGCAGATCGTATTGCAACAAATCATTAGTTCATTAGTAAACCAGTTTAATGTAACTAAATTCTATATTGACCAACCAATAATTTTGTCTGATGTTCAAAATATAATTTATACTACGACCGGAGTTATATCAGTAACAAACATGGAATTTAGAAGCGTAAATGGTATTGTCAATGGACGACAATACAGCGACGCTAGCTACGATATAAAAAATAATATAAGAAAAGGTTTGTTATATCCTCCAGAAGGAGGAATTTTTGAGTTTAAATATCCTGAATTTGATGTTATAGGAAGGACTGCTTTGTAACCATGTATAAGATATTGAAAGCAGATAAAGATTCGTACATAACGAATAGATTTATAAAAATAGCAAGTTCAGGTTCTTTTAGAACAGGATCTAACATCGGCGCCGCCGGAACTTTAGATTTATTTAAACTTTATGGAGTCACATTTGCAAATAATGACACAAATCTACCAACCCTAGAATTAAGTAGATTGTTGATTCATTTTGACTTACAACCTGTAAGGGATTTAATTTATTCAAACTCTATAAACATTAATCATGATACTTTTAATTGCACATTAAAACTTTTTGACGTTTATGGAGGTCAAACTACGCCTTCAAATTTTGATGTTTCTGTATTTCCTATGTCAAAATCTTTTGATGAAGGAGTCGGAAGAGACGTAGTTTATTATTCTGATTATGATTCGTGCAATTTTGCTTCCGCATCACGCGGTGTAAGTTGGGAAATTTCCGGATCAGGAAAAGGTGGAGGAGCAGAAGAAATTTGTGATTACATAACTGCATCAGCTAATTTAGGCGTAGCTAGTTTTGAAGTTTCTCAACATTTTTCTACAGGAGAAGAAGACCTGAATGTTGACGTGACCAAAATCATCTCTGCAACTTTAGCTGGAATCCTTCCAGATAGAGGATTTAGATTATCATTAAAACCATCTCTTGAAAATGATTCATATTCTTACTTTGTAAAAAGATTTTCTAGTAGAACTGCTTATGACTCAACAAAGCATCCTCAGTTAATCATTAAATATGATGATTCTATTCAAGACGATTCTCAAAATTTAAGATTTGATCAACATTCTACGATATTCTTAAGAAATTATCTTCATGGAGAACCTGCAAATATAGCTAGCGGGTCATCCTCTACGGAAATAACGGGATCAAATAGTTTATTATTAAAACTTGTTACTGCGGTATCAGGAAATGGTAGCTATTCTTTAATATTTACTGGATCTCAATATTTCGATGGTTTAAATTATTATCCAGGAATATATTCTGCATCTTTTACGATATCACAAACAAATCAAACTTTATATAAAGAGTTGCAACATTCAGGTTCTGTGACGTTTACTCCTGTGTGGTTGTCTCTTGATGAATCAATACCATACTTTACTGGAAGCAAATTGATTGTCTATCCAGCACAAAGATCTAATTCTGCAATAGACTTTAAGAATTATGTTATTAGCACTTCTGGTCTGCAAAATTTGCACAGAACAGATGAAAAAGTTTTTGTTAGGGTCAACATATTTGATCACACATCACCTATAATCAAATTAGTAAAAAGACCGATAGAATTATCTGGCATCGTCATAAGAAAAGCGTATTATCAAGTTAGAGATGTTTTAACGAATGAAATAATTTTATCTTTTGATGAAAAGCATGGATCAACAAGGATTAGTAGCGATTTTGATGGGATGTATTTCAATTTAGACGTTTCTAATCTTTTAAAAGAAAGAAGTTATGTAATAGACGTCATGCTGGTTTTAGGTGGAACAAAGAAAACGTTTAAATCGGTTTCAAACGTTTTTAAAGTTAGCGATACTCAGGTCGTTTAAAAATGTCGAATTATAATCAATCGCAATATGTCCCTTCATTCTTAAAGACTGCTCTTCAAAATGGAAGATCGATATCTTTAACTTATGCTGACGTTTCAGGATCAAATGTAGAAAATCAAAATTCTTTCGGATATTCTATAGAAGGAACAGGACTAAAATCTACTCAGCAGTTGAATGTTGACTGGTCAAGATTTGAAAATCACACGTTTTTTATGTCTGCAGAAGCTAAAGTAAATTTAGCATTTGAACAGATTATCAACGGATTTCCATTTGATGGTAATCGTTTAGAGATAGAAAACTTTTTCTCTAATTTAACAGGTTTTGACAAATGGGTTTTTGATAACTTTCCAAAGTTTAAAGGACAGCTACATTTCTCAGGAACTCAATTAATAGAAACGTTGCCGACTAAAGGAACGTACATAAAAATAAAAGATATACCAGGGTCATTATTCCCAGGGCTAAGCCCAAATGCAACCGCAGAATCATCTATAATAAATCCTGAAAACAATAAATCTTTAAGCATAGAAATGCAATTAAAAATTCCTGAAATTGCAACCAATGGAACCCAGGTTATATTACAAAAAATTAATCCTGATGACAATCATGGATTTTCTATACGTTTAAACTCGACAGTATCAACTTCTATAGTACAGACAGTTTTTGATGTATTTTCTGGATCTTCAAGCATGTCTGTGTCGACAAATATAAACAAAGGTGAATTTAATCATTTATGTTTTATACTTGATAGAGACTCTGCATTCCATAATTTAAAAATCTATAATAAAGAATCATTAGTAGCTACGTCTGCAACCCAAGCAAAAATTAATGATCTAATGATAAGTTATTCAGATCTATTAGTAGGAAGCGGCTCAAGTTATAAAGTCTTAGGATCTACAATTACACCTCAACAAACGTTATCTGGAAGCATTGATGAGCTTAGAATATTTCATTCTGTTCGATCAATTGAACAGATGAAGTCTTATGCTAAAAAATCTATCTATTCTTCTGATGACTTAAAGTTGTATTATAAATTTAATGAACCACCTCCGCCATTATCTCCTGTCTCAAGCGATTTAGTAAATTCAATAGTCTTAGATAGCTCAGGAAATGCATTACATTCATACATTTCAAATTTCACTGGAAGTTTGAGACAGAATGCAGAAGATGATGTTGACAGCAACATGATATATGAAAAACATAGCTTGTCACCCATCCTTTTTCCTGCGCATGAAGATGTAATAGCTTTAAATTTACAACTATTGACTAGCGCTTCTAGCTATGATGAAGAAAACCCTAATATTATCACTAAACTTATTCCCAAACATTATTTGCTGGAAGGAAGCGCTTCTGAAGGATTAGTGTCAGAAGATCAAAATGATCGAACTCCATATGGCGGAAATGGGATACCCGGTCAAGGAGAATTAAATAACGTTCAAGTAATGCTTTCTCTTTTATATATTTGGGCAAAGTTTTTTGATGAAATTAAATTATTTTTAGATTCATTTAGTGCTTTAAAAACAGTAGATTACGATTTAAACAAAAGCATTCCCAATAACCTTTTGTTCGATATTGCAAAACATTACGGTTTTTTCATACCTCCCCTTTTTACTTCATCAACGATAGAACAGTATGTTTCAACTGAAAATATAGATCCTTTGATAAAAGGAAATGAAAATTTGTCTCTTCAATCGGTTCAGCATGAAATATTAAGAAGAATTTTAATAAACTTGCCATCAGTCGTTCGTTCAAAAGGAACGCAACATAGCATAAAAGCTTTTCTTCGTTCAGTAGGAATAGACCCAGATTCTAGCATACGATTTAGAGAATATGGCGGTTCAAATTATAGAAGCATTCTTTCGTCTAGAGAATCAAAATCTGACGTAGCTGGTATTGTTAACTTTTTTGCAGGATCTTTTGTTACATCTACATTCCTATCTTCTTCTAGAACTGAAACAGGGTACCCTTATCCAGAAGGAAGCTTTGTAAATAAAAAAGATTATTATCCTCATGGAATATCTACGTCTTTAAATGATGGATTATTCACGTCTGGATCATGGACATTTGAATGTTCTTACAAATATAATTTAAATATCATCAAGTTGAATTCATTAACACAGTCTTTAGCAAGACTGTGTGTAACAGGTTCCGGAATACAAAATCCAGGATTGACTGCTAACCTTCTAGGATATTATGATGAAACGACACCAAAAGTATCTTTATTCTTAAGACCAGGAAATGATTTTGACGCTCCAGTTTTAAAAATGTCTTTGGATCTTCCAAAAGACGCAATATTTGGTGGTGACTTATGGAATATTTCTTTCGGATGTAAAAGAAATGATTCATTTGGATCAATCACAACATCTTCTTATTTTTTGCGGGCTGGGTTACAAAACAATGGAGAAATAAGTCACGTTTTAATGACTTCATCATATTTTTATGAGCTCACAGGATCTTCATCTCCATTAAACTCAAATACATTTAGATCTTTAGATCTTGTTCATAAAACTAATGAATCAGGATCTTTTATTTGTTTAGGAACAAATCAATCTATACCTGCTGGTTCATCAACTTCTTATAGGTTTTTGAATAATACAACAAAAGTTTTTGATGATTCAGCTCGCCAAACTATATTTGATGGTCGAGCAATGAAGCTTAGATTTTGGTCAAAGCCGTTTGAAGAAGATGAATGGATTGAGCACGTAAAAAACTATCAATCTTTAGGTGTTGATGATCCATTAAAAAACTTTAACTATGAAAAAATAGCAACAGGATCTTTTGAAAGACTACGTTTAGATTCTTTGTCAAAACAAGAAGATAAAAAAGCTAACATCAACGGTAATATAACGTTTATAGACTTTAGTGAGAATAAGATGCATCTTTTAGGAAACGGGTTTCCTAATGATTTAAATTGCATAACCCCAGAAATAATTCTATATTCGCATCTTTCTCCTTATTTTGATGAATTGATAATTAATGAAAAAATAAGAGTCAGAGGATATCAAAGCGAAGACTTGATAGACAGAAATCCATGGTCACAAAAAACCCCCGTTTATGAAATCGCTAGATCAGAATCACCAATAGATGATCCAAGATTTTCTATAGATTTTTCTTTAGTAGATGCATTAAATAAAGACATAATAAACATGTTTTCTACATTCGACTCTATGCAAAACTATCTAGGAAAACCAGAACTAATGTTTTCTTTAGATTATCCAGATCTAGAAAAAATAAGAATGGTTTACTTCAATAAACTAAAAAATAAACTTAACTTTAAAGCATTTTTTGAATTTTACAGTTGGTTTGATGTTTCGATAGGTTCTTTTATTGAACAGTTAATTCCAAGAAAAACAGTCTTTAAAGGAACAAACTTTTTAGTTGAATCTCACATGTTAGAAAGACATAAATTCGAGTATAAGTTTGCAAACAACTATTTTATTTCATCAAATAGCAGAAAAACTCAATTTGATTCGGGTATGGGAAGTTGAATAAATTCATACATAATTTTTATGTCTAAACAAATATTAAATCGAGCTAATCAACTATTAACTCCTAAAAAAAATGAAGCATTTTTTTTCAACTATTTGCCTAAAAAAGATGTTTTATTTTTTGATGATAGTCCTGGTATCGATTTAAATGAAAAAATAAAAAATTCAAACTCTAATCAGTATTTCATCACAGGATCGATGGATACAAAATTGATAGATGGATTTCGTCAAGGAGTCGAAATAACTCAATACTCGCATTTTTATGCTGGAAATTCTATAAGAATTCATGCTGGTGAACCAGGACACGTCATAAGAAAAAATTTATATGGAGTAGACCGGAACTTTTTACGCCAAAACCATTTTCAGGAAACTGAATATTTTAATGCTTTAAAATACATCAATTATGAGCAAACAATAACTTATCCGTTGGTTACTCATGATAGCGATGAAACAGAAAATTATAACTTTAATGGTGTCATAGAACCGTTAACTATCAGAGCTGTTGCAGCCTTATATAGCATAGATGTTCCATTCGAGGCTCATTCAATTAAAGGAATGTTAATGGATGGAAATTCAGATATAACGACAGCATCAAGCAAAATTCTTAATGTTAAATTGAAGGTAGAAAATCATAAAATTCAACCGTGGTTAGATTTAATAGACATGATGGGAACAGCAAAAAAAGTTCCTACTATGGTGTATTTTAATGATGATAAAACTTACATAAATCCTTTTAATGATTCTTCAAATAAGGTACAATTATCAACAAACTTACCTTCAGATATGCTTGATAAAGCTTTAAAATTGATAGGGTCTACAGAAAACTATATTTCTGAAAATGAAATTTCTGCAACATGCGGATGGATGTATGATGATGTTACAACAAAAGGGACTGATTCATTGGCATTCGGAGGCTTAGGTTACTGATGCCATCGCCAAAATCTTTACGATCAGCTCCTTCTAGAACTTTCGAAAGTTATATTTTAACGTTATCAATCAACAATGATTTAGGATTAACTAGAGTTCCTCAAGAAAAATTTTCACAGGTACCCGGACCTCCTGGAACTAGCGGAAATGATGACGATACAAGCGACCCATTGAACATCGGGTTTCCTTTTCAAATTGATGGTACAACATATCATAAATTCATGGTTTCAACTAATGGATGGGTATTGCTTGTAGATCCCACAACTCCAGCTGGAACACCAAATGGTACAATCGTTGCTGATGTAATGGTAAATACATACAGCAATTCAAGAATCAATTCGTTGTTCACAAGAAACCACGCGTTATTTGCTGTTTGGTATGATGATTTATTAAACACATATTCTTCACCACAAAGTTTGGGATTAACTGCACAACAAATAGAATTATACGAAAAAGGGATAAACCAACCTGATAAAAGAGTTAATCCTAGAAAGTATGGAGTTCAATATTTTATTGAAAAAAATTCTTCTCAAGGACAAAGATTAATAATTCGGTGGAATTGTGTATCTGATTATTTAATTCCTAATAGCGTTTTAAACTTTGAATTTGTTTTATACGAAAATGGAAAAATTGAATACAGATATGCTCAAAGAAACTCTATAGGGTCTACAACTGCAAATGAAGATGCAACGATAGGAATCTTCATGCCTGGAGGTACGTGGAGATTTAGAGATTTTTCTTATGAATTGGGGTATGAATCTTCTTTAAGAAAGAAGTATTCACTCGGAGGTGCGATTTATAATTCTTCATACTCTGATACAGCAGATGGATACACTGTACCTTATGGTGTTGGATTAAAGCCTGAAACTCATTGGCCTGGGCAAACAAACTCCGGTGCAATTTTTACATTTCAGCCTCCTCTTAATAGAAGAAAAATTTTACCGAAACTAGAATTAAAAGATAAGGATTCTAAGATATCTTTACCAACAGTTTCTAGAACTGGTGATTCTTCGAGACCAGGAAATGATAGTTCTATATTTGATGATAGAAAATCTATTAATTATGTCACAAGAAACGACATAAACTATCCAACAACTTTACCAAGATTTTACGCATCAACACTCTTTTCTGAAACAGGAAACCAAAATTTATTTTCTGAAGATATCGTAACAACAGGATCAGTAAACAAATCGTTGGTCCAGGATTTTCTTGAAGATAATTCTAAAAACTATATTTCTCCTTTCACGGAAAATAAACTTTTCGAAAATGATCCAGGATCAGAAGCTGATTCTTTTTTCACTGTCGGATCATCTGTTCGAGACGTAGGAGAAGGATTTACTAGTCCATTAAAATCAAAAACTCAAATTAGATTATCTTACAGGGTAGATCACAAGACTACAATGTTTGGAGCATCGTCTAGCATATACTATTTCAATAACAAAACTGGAAGGTGGCAGTATCCTACGTCTTCATTTAAAACAGGATTTGACATTGCTGATCATTACCATTATCCTTCAAACTATAAAATGACAGAAGTAGATAGAGGATTTAACGCATTTGGATTTTGCGTAGCTTCAGGTTCTCTAGACGATGGCGCATCAGGAACTGATGTAACGTTTAATCAGTATCTAAATAGGCAATCAGAAATTGAAATGATGATTAAACGTTATCCAAAGTCTGTTCAGGTAAATCAAGAATATGATGCTGTAAATGATGAAACAATAACCATACCGATTAATCAACCTTTCTTATTAGAAAAAGCCGTAATAGAAATACCCATCGAAGCAGGACCAGGGTGGTTTTATGACAGGACGCAGTGTATCATACCAGGAGCTCCAGGACATCCAGCATACTTGAACTTTGGAGATGGAGCTACGTTCGACATCGGTGGGCCAGGTCTTACATTTGCTCTATACAATCAAATACCTCTAGGAAAAACTAAATATAGAAGAGATCTAATATTAAGTGGAACTGTAACTCATGATGAAGACAATAGCGCAAAAATTGCGTATTTCCAAATGTTATATGGAAGTTCATATTATGGAGGAACAATAATTTCAACACAAGACGTATATCAGGCCTCACCCAGGGGGTTTTTAGCATATGGAACTCCTTCAGGCGTAGTTAAAGGAAATAACTATTTCTTTACCGGAAGCGCAAAATTTAAATGCACTGCAGCAATTTCAAATGGGGTTTTAGTAAGAGATTCTGCGTTTATCGATCAAGATCCTTCTTCTTATCCCACGAATAGAATTTCAGCAACGACTAAAATGTTTAAGTCTCCAACTTTTACGTTAGATAAGACAGGAAAAATTCAAGACTTCTATAGCACTACATCACCAGCTCTTCCCAGTGAGGCAGAAGAAGGATGTAAGCAAACGGTTCTCATAAACGTTAATAACTTTTCAAGATCAGCAATAGGATTTGAACCCTCAGGAAGATCGATGTTAGGAAAAGAATATATCACTTCGCAATCAAGAAAAAATTCCAATCCTGATGAGTATGACAATCCTTTTTACTTATACAGTGGATCGATTGTACGTTTAAATCATGGGTCATCAGGACCTGTTGGCGAAGGAGTTCCTGAAGACGTAGAAGCAATTATTCAAGATTTTGCAGGCTATCCCGTAGTGATAATGACGCATGTTATACAAAAACAAAAAGCAAATCCTTCGCCATATCTTTTGTTTCCTAATGATAAGTTAGTGTTGTCAATATCGAAATCAAGGCCATTTTTATTATCAACAGAAGCCCCAGATCCTTATACCATGAATCAAATTCAACATGATATTAAGCTAACTACTGGGAGCATCAATATAACGTTATACGGAAGTTTGATATCTAATGCAAAAGAATTTCACGACACTTTAAATCAACCTCTTTCATCAGATGCAATACATGAAGTTGTAATTGGAGAAACGAAAACATGACCGCTGTTTTAGATCAGTTTGAAGTTGAGTATAAAGAATCTTATATTTCAGGTTCTTATGACCAAGTTGTCATGGGAAGAATGTTCTATACCATTAATGATCGTGGTCAAAAAAAATATGTTTATGGCGAACGAGGCGTAGTTTATGGGTCAGTAGAAAGTTCTGACGCTTCAACCCCTGGAACTAAAATTTTTGACTCAAATAGCTCAGTTTCATATAGGCTTCAACCTTATAAAGAAAAAGCAGGGAATTGTAGAGCTGCAAAACATTCATGTTTCGAAGAAAGAATATATGACACAATTTTACCTAACGTTTTTTCTTGTTTTAAATTAAATGGTGCTCAACCAACCGTATTGTCAGGAACATATTCTCAAAATCCTGCATTCATTCCTCCGACGACTTCACTAGCTCCTTCAGCGATAGATGAAAAAAATGCTTTTTTAATGTTTAATAACCACACAAAAAACACTTCAAACATTAGGTCGAAGTTAAATCCTATTGTTGATACTACATGGACAAGTTCTTTTCCATTTGAACCAAAATATTCTTCTGTACAAAGAAGCTTAACGCAAAGTTTTAATAGCGTAAAAGCTGCGTACAGAACAATTTTTTCAAGTTCATTGCCTCTTCCTGCAGGACCAAATGTCGCATCGATTCCTTCTCAATTAATGCCGACGAGGCCAGGAATTATATTTGGAACGATAGGCCCAAAATCAGACTTTATAGGATCATATTCAAACTCAACATTTTATCCATCTACGTCTATTTATCATAGATGGTTTGCTGACACAAATCTATCAAAAACAAAAACTGTGTCATTCTTAGGGACTAGACCTGTCACTGGATCTATGTCATACAATGATAACATCAAGGTATTATTTGGATTTGGAGACGGTGTGACGATTCATTATGATAATCAATTCACTGATTCAGGAGATCCGATAGGATACCAGCGAAGAGGAGTTAAGAACGCTCCAACATTTAGATCAGTAAAATTTACCGAAATTGATATTAGTTTTTTACTTTCGCTCATCGGCAACTACCCAACGGGAAGCCTGTGGTGCACATCTCCCATAATAAGAGGATGGAAGTACGGAATACATAATGGATTGCCAGACTACACGCATTCGTATTATAGACAAGGAAAGTATGGACAGTTTAGAGACATGCTTGAACAAAGAAAGTATACAACAGTTATTAATGAAAAAAGCAATGCTTTAAACGATGGTGCAGTTACTGTAAAATTTTTAGATCAAGACGAGAATCTAACACAACCGATAAACACGCAATCGCATAATTTAAGTTTATTTGCAACGTCATCGTTACCATATTTCGATCTTGAACAAAGAAATCGTCCTACAAATTCATTGCAGGTAAATAATCTTCAGCTTGTTAATCTAAAATTTGATAAAAATAGAAATTTAATGGTTTGATAAAATGACAGATCTAAACGAAAAAAAAGTAGCTGAATCTACGTTTTTAACAGTAAAAGATAGAATAAGCCAAAATGTTGAATTGATCGTATCACCTTCTAAATTTCAAGTAGGATTATCAAGTTTGCCTGCTGATTTTACTGTGTTTGGAAGAACTTCATTAAGCATAAAAAACTATACGTTTGATAAATCGCATTTAGTACAAATAGAAAGCTATGTAACCATAGCAACGATAATCACACCGATTGATTCTCTTGTTCCAAGACCTTCATATTTGAGTGTAACCCTACCAGGAGATCCTCGCGTGGGGCAAATCGTAATAGTTAAAGATTATTCAGGAATTTGTGGATTGATACCAATCAGAATATTTGATGCTTCTGGTGTAAAAATTGATGGAAGCGATTACCAACAAATTATTACAAACTATGGAAATGTAACATTTTCATGGAATAACGGAACTTGGTTTACAATCAGTTAATCACATCCTCTTCTAACTCTCTTATTACATCTTCATGTGTCTTATTATCTTGAAACAACTCAGAAAAATCGTATTGATCTTCGCAAAAATCCATCAGTTTTACTGACATTTTGTTTTTCTTATAAGATTTAAACCGCAAATGTTCTCTTAACATCCATCCAAAATGTACTGAAACTAGTGCATCGTCATTATTTAATGACGATTTAGAAATTTTTATTAACCTTACATAGTTCATTCTAGTCGTTGCAAAATCATCAGTAACGTTTTGACAACCATTCCATTCTACTTCTATACACTCATTTTGATCCAAGGTTATTATTTCTATTTCAGAATTAGATTTTAAGTTCTTTATTATGGTTTTGTTTGTTGAAATTGCGGATACTAGATACAACAACTCTGCGCTAGAAGCTAAATAAAAAAGTTTTTTTTTAGCTCCTGGTTCGAGCGTTATCTTACATTTCTTCATTTATGTAATTTTATAATCTATTAATGAAAACAGTTAAAACTTATAAGGATTTTAATCCGTGAATAAGCTTGTCTATAACACCAGCTTCATCAGGTCCTAGCGCAATGCAAACTGTTTCTTCTGATTCTTCATCTTTTTTGTTGAAGACTGGATACGCTTCTATTCCTAAAATTTGTGCGCGAAACATTATATCATTTAATTGTTCCTGGTTTGTTACACCTAAAATGTCTTGAGAGAAAGACCCTGTTAGCCACGCAACCTCATCATTGGATAAGCTTACAACCAGTTTTCCTCCCCTGTCTGCTTCATTATTTTCTACAATAAACTTTAATGAAGCTTGAGCAACCCTATTTGCAACTTGCCGTTTGTTAAGATTTAAATCTTTTCTAACAACTATAGCTTGTTTTAATCCAGTCATGTTTACCTCCGCAGAAGACTAAAATTCATAAGAATCTTCACAAATAATTTGATTTCTTACCTCCTCTAATATCTTTCCAAGTAAATTTTGACCCGCCCCATTCGTCACCCCCCAAAACTTATCATTCCGTCTGTTTTCGTTAATCAGATTATACTCATTAGTTAATAGAAGCATGTGTCTTAAAAATGGGTTCTTAAATTTTTCGCTTATCAAAAATCTCATTATGTCTATTTTAATTTCATCCCATCCTTCTCGCAAAACTAAAGATTTTCCCATCTTTTTTGCTTCATAGGGAGTTTTTGCTTTTTTTATCAACTCCCTTGTTTCTAGATTTAAGCTTTTTGAAGCTTGATACGCATGCTCGACTGTAGGATACAATGATGCTTCAAAAGAAACTGTCGACGGATAGAAATTAGAAAGAAACTCAGAATTATTTTTCTTGTTAAATCCTATGATACTATTTTGATTATTAAAAATATTTCTATGATGGTCAGGATCATCTATATGATCCTTTACAAGCATATTCCAATATTTCTTAACCAGATTCATGGTTAACACTTATAAATATTCGTTTTTTATTATTACAGGCACAAAATTGGGCAAGTAATGTTTAAAAGTAAATAATTTTACTCTGTAGGATATAATTCTGCATAATACGTAATACAATCTCATGGGTTATCTCCCAAAATGGTCGACGATAAAAATAGGTTAAGAAAAACATACTCATTTTTTAGGCAGCAACCTGTCTATGCATCCGGCGGCGGCGGCGACGGTGGAGGTACGGGCGGAGGTGATCCGGATGCATCGTACCTTGTTCTATCATTAACATCTTCTTTGTCCAATGAAAGGCTGTTTAATCCTACGACTGGATTAAAAGCGACGGACGGTGGCGCAAACGGAAATTACACGTTATTTATAAATGATAATGTTGTCGCGACGATCAGCGGATCAACGTTCACGGGGCCGACGAAACACTCATTAGGACTGTCTGGTTCTCTTACAAAGTTAGTAGATGGAACTTCATACCTAATTGCTGGAGCAAACGTAACAATATCTTCCGCATCAAACGGTCCAGTTACAATATCAGCAACCTCAACAGCAGCGTCTCCTGCTGGAAATGATACAGAAATACAGTTTAACAATGCTGGTTCATTCGCCGCATCACAAAACTTAAATTTTAACTCATCAACAAATACAATGTCATTGACAGGGTCTTTTGGGATGAAAGGAAATATCATACCTGATGAAGACACAACATATACACTAGGAACATCTGAAAAAAGATGGGGCCACGTATATACAGGCGATTTACATTTAAGAAATGATCGTGGGGACTGGACGATCATAGAAGAAAAAGACTTTTTGTGCGTTGTCAATAACATCACTGGGAAAAAGTATAAAATGATGTTAGAACCGTTAGACTAAATCGTTAACGAATATTTACAACAGTCTACACTCGACAGGAGTAAATATTCATGGCATTAGTTGGTAATATATCAGGTAGTATTCAATCAAATTCAGTAATCGGTGTATCCGGTTCAGTCATCGTCGCAAATCGTCCACAGGCGTTGTTTCCTTCCTTACCCGGAACGGACACAACCTTCTTTGTTTCAGGTTCTGCAGACGGAACCGGTCGAAGCGTTTTCGGCGGAGATCTAATCTCTTCGGGTTCTTTCAATCTAAAGAGTGGAACAGACGGAGCTTCTCAATTCTCAGCTAGCTCGACAGGAATACTTGTCAATACGACTGCGGGATCCAACACGGTTCAGATCGCTGCATCGACGGGTAACATTACGACCTCAGGAGATATCGCTGTCAACGGAGGAGATATAACAACTACGTCTGCTTCGGCGACTCTTTTCAACTCTAACGCAACCGTGGTAAGCATTGCTGCGGCTGGCACCTCTGTTGCTATCGGTTCTGCAGCCGGCGCAGGTACGACCACGGTCAACAACAATTTGGCCGTCTCTAAGAACGTGACAGTCACCGGCGACCTTACGGTAAACGGGTCAATGACAACCATCAACACCATAAACCTCGAAGTCAAAGATTCCGTCATCGGTTTAGGATTCTCTTCTGGAACAATAGCACTTCCAGCAAATGGAGATAGAGGGTGGATAGGATCAAACCTTACCGCCGGCGCTGATACTCATGTAATGAACAAATGGGACAACACAAATACAGAATTCGTATTTGCTAGAACATCATCTTCAGCAACTGGAAGTTTTGGAATATCTTCATATTCAGACCTCCATACAAACAACATCCAAGCGAATATCGTTTCTGCAAGCCTTGGCTTCAGCGGCTCTCTTACGAAATTGATGGATGGAACTTCATACATGATCGCAGGATCTGGAATATCGATATCTTCTGCGTCAAATGGTGCAGTTACTGTCAGCACTTCAGGAATTGTAACCGGACCTGGATCATCAACACAATATGCAGTTGCATTATTCAACGACACAACAGGACAGGTTTTAAGAAATTCTTCTCTTACGACCAACGGAGGAACTTCTCTATGGATTGCAGCTGATCTAGGAGTTTCCGGATCAGTTGCATTAGGAGATACAACGTCTGACACTGTTACATTTACGGCAAGAGTCAATTCAGACATCATACCTTCTGGTGATAATGCACAAAACCTAGGTTCACAAACAAGTCGTTGGGCAAACGTATACACAGGCGACTTACATCTCAGAAACGATCGCGGAGACTATACCCTCATCGAAGAAGAAGATATGCTCACGATTCGATTCAATAAGACAGGCAAACGCTACAAGTTCCTTCTTGAAGCAGTTCCTCAACTTGATGAAGAACCATCTCTAAAGTTCTAAAATTTCCCTTTAATTAATAAACAAAAATAGAGAGGGTGAATTATGGCTTTAATTGCAAATAATATTTCTGGATCAATTAGCAATTTTTCAAAAATTGGTATAACTGGGAGCGTAGTGTTTGCAAACAGGCCTAATTCATCCTTTCCTACTCTTCCGACAGATACAACATTTTATGTTTCAGGATCGAAAGGACTTACTAGCAATAGAGCGGTGTTTCATGGTGATGTTGTCTTAAGCGGAACGACATACGTTGGAACATCTGAAGATGGAGGATCTTTAGGGGTAATTGGTCACGGTGGCATCATTATGAATCCTTATGGAACTGGTGCAGGTCAGACCAGCGAAATTAGATTTAAAGAGCTTGCTGCAAATGGGGGAAATTATGTGGCGTTAAAAGCCCCAAGCAGTATTGCGGCAAACGTTTCTTTTGCTCTTCCATCATCTGATGGGTCTGCGAATCATGTCATTAAAACTGACGGCGCAGGAAATCTATCTTTTGTTGTTGCTACGACTCTAGTCACACCAGGAGGGTCTGATACTCAAGTTCAATTTAATGATGGAGGATCTACGTTTGGTGGAGATGGAGGACTAACCTATAACAAAACGACTGATGCTCTTACGATAGCCGGCGATTTAACTGTCAACGGTGGAGATGTTATCACGACGAATGCAGCATCAACAGTAAATTTATTTAATACTAACGCTACAACGCTCAACCTCGCAGGAGCTGCAACTACAGTTGAAATAGGAGCAGCTACAGGAACAACATCTGTAAATAATTCTTTGACCGTAGATGGGAAGTTAACGGTAACCGGTGGTACCACAGCGGTTACAGATGCTGTTCTTGGAAATGCTGCGGTAGGTTCTTTCCCATTTTACGATGGTGGAGCCAGCGCAGGCGTTTATGCGATGTTTGGTCACAAGGACCTAGACCATTCTACTGCAATCACGAATTATGCATTATATCAGGACAACGTAGGAAATACTGTCGTCAATGCATCAAATGATAAAACATTATTCTTGTCAGTGAACAACACTGCGATGGGTTTTATTACCAATAACCTTTTAGGAACAGGAATAGACGCAATATCGTTAACTGGACAATCTTCTACAAAAACGAATATGGCGATAGGAAACACTGCATCGACGTCAACGACTTCAATATACGCTGGTTCAGGAGGGATTATTCTTTCTGGATCAGGAGGATCAACAGTCATAACAGGGTCAACTTCTACAAGAACTGATGCTATTATCGGTGCTTGGGAAATCGGCTCATTGCCTGCTACACAGACTGCTTTCCCAAATGTTTACGCATTTGTAGGACACAAAGATCTAGATCACAGTGCTGACGGAAATTATGCGCTTGTGCAAAGCAATGTAGGTGACACGTTCTTGGGCGCCGTTTCAACAAAAGATATTTTCTTCAAAAACGGTACAGACATCATCGGAACATTAAGCAATGACACGGTGTCTTTTACTGGTAAGACAACGACTGCGACGGCAACGACGATAGGAAACACGACAGGCGCATCATCAACAACAATACAAGCTGGGACTGGTGATATTGTGATGGCGGCTACCGTAAGAAACTCTAGCCAACCATCTTTCCTTGCAACATTAAACGCTGCTCAAAATAATTTTGCAACAAGCACAAACGTACCCGTTTTATTTAATTCGGAAATATACGACAATGCGAATAATTTTGATGTAGGATCATATACTTTTACAGCGCCAGAAACGGGAAAATATCTTTTTAGTGTCGCTCTACGTTTAGATAACGTTGATACAGCGGCAGATTATTACACACTATATTTGATAACTTCAAACAGAGATTATAGATTATCTTTGATAGATCCCGGAAATTTTGCAGCAGATCCTGTTTATTGGTATTTAAATGGTTCTGCAATTGCAGACATGGATGCTACCGATACAGCATATGTTGTAATAAGACAACAAGTCGGTACAAGTCAAACTGATATACTTAATGGTACTGCAAATTCATTTTTTAGTGGGTGGTTTTTAGGATAAGGTGAAATTATGAAAATTATTCAAATTGAAATAAGCGATCTAGACGAAAAAATTTTGCAGCATGACCTTTTAAGTGTGCAACAATGGGTTCAAGGAGCTGTTGACGGAAAAATCAATAATGTGAAAAAAAGGTTATTAAAAGAAGCTCAAGAAAAGTTATTTAATGACGCAGAAATTCAATCAATCCCGGCTTCTGAAGAAGGCTGCTTACAACTTTATTTTTCTAGACCATATTACAAAAATAGAGTTGATAGAGAATCAGAGATAAGCATATAGATGTTAAAGTGACAAAGGCAGGAGATATCTCCTGCCTTTGCTTCTTATAAAAATATAAGATTCACTTCTTTTCTGCAGATACCGCCGCTGTAGATGAAGCTGAAGGAGCTGCAGAAACTGCTGCCGTTGCAGTGACAGCGGCTGAGGGAGCAACCTCAACAGGTGCAATTGCTGAAGCAGAAGCATCAGATGCAACAGGATCCTTTCCTGGGCAACCGGCAATGACACAAGCAGCGAGCGAAAGTAATACAAAATTCTTCATTTTTTTCTCCGTTATTTGTAAACAAATGTAATCATCTAGATTACGCGATCATAAATTATACATCACAACATGATTTGTATCCAGAATTTACAATCTATTACAATTCACTTATTTAAATAAGCTTGACCAGCAGCAACGACTTTCTGATCAACATCCCTAGGATCACGTGCACGAATGTAGACAGGGAACCTAACCTTACCATCTTTCGTCAATCCGTCTCCTGTAAGAGGATCAGGTTGACCTTCCATCTCAATGATTCGTCCAATCCATGAATCCGGATCTAGATTGATATCGGCCTTCAGCTTATCAGTAAATCCACCGGCCACTCGAGTCACCACACCATTCGGCAGGACGACCTCAAAGCCACCCCACAAGCCCTCACGTTTGGAGCCTCTCCGGCCTTCATAGTGACCTACGATAACTCCTTCGTAAGTCGCGATAGGTTTCATCTTACGAATATTTGAAGATCTTTTAAAGAGGTACGGAGCCACCAAATCTTTTACCATGATACCTTCGTAACCGGTGTCAGTGTCATGTAGATATGCGGTTAGTAGCTCTTCTTGATCCTTGATGAGTCTACCTTGAACTTGAGTGACAACAGGGTCTCCAATTTTTGAGACCAGCTCTTTAACAAGCTCTAACCTGTCTTCAAGATCCAAATGACTTTCTTGGTCATGCCAATCAGAAAACGGAAGAGCATCGAAGACGTGAAAGACCATTTTCGAGTCGTCCTTACCTTTCTTATGGGACATGACTACCGAAGCAGAGTCGTTCCACGTTTCACCCATGACCTCACCATCGAGGATGAACTCGTCCCACTGAGCAGACTCAAGGAGAGACTTGATCCGAGGTAGGGTCTCGAGGACGGTACCATTGCGGGTGAACATCGTCACCTCTCCGGAATGCTTCACGGCCACACACCGGAGACCGTCGAGCTTCGGTTCGACCCATGTCGGGTACATGACGGGTTCACAGATGATGATTCCCTTACCATCTTCATATCGAGTCTCTAGGGTCTCTGCAAGTTGCACAGAGAATCCGACAATAGCGCCGGGCCATACCTTATTAACTGTCGTGGATTGAACACCACATCGAAGGTTTTTTAGAAGAATTCTCTGGCACCACTTCTGCTGCGGTCCCGTCATGTCAGTGAAGAGTCGAACTACAAGGTCCTTTGCTGCGTTACCGGTCACTTTGCGAGCGGACAACTTTTCGTAGATATCCTCTAGGAAATGTTCTAGAACAAGATCATCGGCGCCGATTCCTTCGGCCTTGGGCATCTTGAACTTGTTGACGTAGTAGTTGATGTACGGATCGCCAGCTGCAACAAAGACCTTCTTGAGGAGGTCGTTGTTAACATGAGAATCAAGAAGTTCCTCTTTAAAGAGACGAGAATTATTGGATTCTAGCTGTTCGAGAATGTCAACTACAGATGTCATAAAAAATCTTACTACAAAATGATTAAGGATTGCACTCTTATCATTCCCAGTAATCTTTTTTAAACTCTAGTTTCATTTCTTCAACGATAGAAGAAATTTTCTCTATCGCTTCTTTAATAACCGGTGCATCAGTTCCTGGGTCGTCTAGCTTAAGAGTTTTAATTGATTTCACAATATCACTCAAAACGCCGGCGTTTTTGATAGTTTTCATAGCACGTTTTCGTTTTTCTATCGACCAAGGGTCTTGATTCTTTTTAGATTTTTTTACGTCTTCTGAGTGTTCAACAGAAGTTTTAGGTTTTTTCTGTTCAAAATCGTAAATAACAACTCTTTTCATGTTCCTCCCCCCAAATACTTAAATTTTTGCTTCCTGCTTCTTCATTTGTTTTCTTTGCTTTTTAGACATTTGCTTTCCTGAAGCTGCAACAGCTTCTTTTAAGATGATAGACACAGATCCATCTTCAGTTTCCGACGTTACTGAAATTTGTGGTTGAAAATCTTCGAAAGAATCTCCTACAACTTCAGGTTCCCCCGTGTTTTCATGTAAAACCGTTGGAGGAGGAATCACGACGACACCTGCAGCAGGATTTGAGATGTACTTTTCGATGCATTTGAAAAATGAATTTTGATCCGGCGTTAAAACACCTAGTCTCTTACAAATTCTATCCAAACTTTCGTACGTCGTAATTCCTCTTTCTTTTAGAAAGATGTTCAACGTTGTTTTTCTTCTTCGCAAAAGATCTTCTAGCTTAATCTGGGATTTTTTTTGATATTTCGTTGCCTTCATTTCAATACTTCCTTGCACATTCAATTTCTTGAAGAAGTTCAGCAATCCCGCTTTGGAACATAGGCGATCGAGCAATTGAATCCAATGAAGAACTAGGCACTTCAATTCCATACTGATCAATAACTGCTTCAGCAAACTTTCGCATAACACGCAAAACGTAGTTCCTCGCGGAAGAATGATTCATTCTATACCCAATCTCCGTCATTGTATCTGCAATATCTCTATAATTTACACCATCATCGACGGTTGCATACCCAGATTCAAACTTTTTTCCTTTTTTCATCATTTCAAATCTTCTCCTCTATCCGGAAACAATCGAATCACCGGTGCTGCCATCCTCGGTGAAAATTGTGTGGTCTGAATCTCTCGCAACCTGGTGTTCAGGTCATTTTCAATTTGAGACATTTGTTTGTCTTGCAAATCCGCACGATCACGTTCTTCGAGCTTCAATCCAAGAATAGCTCTCTTTAATAAAAAATATTGAAAAAAATTAAAAAATAATTGTAATGCCGTTATACCCAAAATAATTTTTAAAATCATTTTAGCCCATGTCCTGATTGAATCATGCTAGCATCTTCTTCTGTAATGTTGTATGATGGATCATCCAAAACGTCATCGACTAGCCCGAATCTAAGCCTCAAAATCGCAGCTTCTTTCGGTGTCAATTGTTCAAGCACTGATCTAGCCACTTGAATAAGTTGCTGCGATGAAATCATCTCAAGAGGAGAAATGTTCTTGTCATCGACCAACTTGGTTTCAAGAGTTTCAGCACCAGATTCTGGTGATAACGGTTGATCAAGCGATATAACGTTTTTTCCTACGAAATTTGTTGCGTTAAAGACTGCGTCTGAAGTTCCTGTCATCTCTTTAAGTTCATCGACTGACGGATCACAACCCATCATCTGTCGATACTCTGCGGCCGCTGCTGCAAGCTTCTTCTGCGCAGTGACAGCATGTGCAGACATTCTAATAATTCGTTTGCGCTTTAGAATATACTGACCGATTGCTTGCTTTACCCACCATGTCGCATATGTTGAAAAACGAAATCCTTTCGTCCAATCAAACTTTTCGATAGATTTCATCAATCCAAGGTTTCCCTCTTGAATAAGATCTTCAAGCGGGATGTTATAACCCTTGTACTGTTTCGCAATGTATACGACAAGCCTTAGATTTGATTCAATAAGCTTTTTCTTCGCTTTTACAGCAATGCCTCCTCCGATTTGATACTGTTTGAATAACTCAACCATCTGTTCATAGGAAAGTTGCGGATACCTCTTTAAGGAAGTCAAATAATTTGACATTCCATTTTTTTCTTCATCCAAAATTGACCTCTTCTTCAATTTTGAACCGGTCTTTTGAAGAGGCTTCTGAATCTCCATTTCAAATAACCTCGTCTGAAGGACTCGGATTCTTACTCAACCATTCAGAATGAGCAGTTCGACGTGTTGAACGCATTTGCATCTCTCGCTGAACATAACACATCTCAACCTCCCAAGGATACGGATTAAGATTCATCTTTGATACGCGATTGATAGAGTCGAACAACGATCGGCCAAGCGTGTGAAGATCATCATCATCCATGGATACAATCATTTCATTTTCAATCTTGTGTGGATATTGAACAGGAGATTCATATGAATAATCCCCTCCATCCATCATCTCAACTTCTTCCATCATCTCAATATCATTCTTTTTGTTTTTCTTGTTCTTCTTAGCCATGTTTTTTTGCCTTTCGGTCTCCTTTTATGTTATATCAAACAACCAAATCAGTTTGCACAGCGCAAAGTAAACATTAACACAACGGAATGTCAAACTTTTTAGACATTTCAAAAACAGCAACGTTCTTTTTCTTCGCCTCAACCTCAACGTCGATCTTCTTGTCTCGCAAAAACTTCAATTGACAATCTGGAACGTAGTGAATCATGTCACTGTGTTTCCTACGATCGATAAAATTTCCATTCATCAAGTGAGGTTCTGTATTGCTGATGTGCTGAAGCGGATTCACACCTGTTGGCCATGTTTCCATTGTTGCCAACATTGCTTCTTCCATTGACAACGAATCATCGTTAAAAGTGTGATGGTGCGTATCAAATACTATAGGCACACCGGTCCTCTTATGTACATCTAAAAGATTCACAACAGAGTATGCAGTTTCATCGTTCTCTAGCGTCAATCTACATCGAACGTTGTCAGGCAACTCGTCAATTCGACGACACAGTTGATCACTTCGGTCAGACTTTCCACCATGAACGTTGATAGCATACTTACAGCTGCTTTCAAGACCCATAACGTCGAACATCCATGCATGAATCTCCAGTTCCGTGAATGCTTTCTTTACGACATTTTCAGAATCAGAAGACAATACACAAAACTGTCCAGGATGCGTCGTCACACGCATATTAAATTCTTTGATGATACGACCGCCTCGAGTGAGAAGGCTCGAGAGCTTTTCATTTCCGCGCCACAACGAAGGATCAACTTGATCAGCCAACGGAAACATTGCTGAAGAAATACGAAACAACTGAATACCAGATTTTGCAATTCGAGGAAGCATTTTTACCAAAGCTTCGACATTGTGCTCATAAGTTCCAGAGATCTGCTCTGAAACATACTTTCCGGTTCGATACCTACCCAGCTGCAATGTCCTTTCATCCATCACATTGTAAGTTTCAACACGACCAGTTCGAGGAATCGTCCGCTGGTCAAGCCAGTGACAACAAATACCTAATGACATAGATTATAGTCTACAATCAACCACTCTTACTTTGCACATCCATCGACAAACTTTTTACATAATCGATCAATGTCATCCAACTTTTACTGCAACGATGTTCACACCAGGAAGATCTTGCCTCAATGCTCGAACAGCCATGATGTTCTTCACAGCATCGTCATAAAAATAAACTCTTTTTATCTTTCTAGACAAAACTTCATTCTCTATCACTTCTGCCTTTGCCTGTGGATTACTAGTACCTACAGCGAATATCCGGATCTCAGGAATCCCTTGATCACGAAGAAATTCTCGTACAGGAACTTGGTTACCGCGCGCGGTCAAAATAAAAACGTTCGCAGGCCCTACGTCTCTGATTGCAATCTTCAACTTCAATAAAGTGTTGTTGACAGGTTTTGGATCAATCAATCCTTCAAAGTCAGAAAAATCAAAAACATCACCCTCTGCAGGTGAATACATTGCATACTGTCTAGGCGTCAAAGAAAACGTCTCCCCATCAGGGGCAATAACGTGTATCATAGATCCTGTCTTCACTATCGTGTCATCAAAATCGAAAACGTGTATTTCTTCTGCGCGAGGAGAGGTTTTATTCATAACGATTAAATCCGATTTATCTAACAATAGGAACACACCCAGCTGTCAACTTAACGTTCTCAGAACTAGACTTCACCAACTTGCACGTTTCAGGACACAAGGCAACAAACCCGCCTGTCGCGTCGATATAATATTCATCAGCAGCTCCGGTACAAGATGTCTCGTCCTCCACAAGAACAAGTGCGTCATTTCCTGCACCACTAATCTTTAATTCCACGGTAGCAACGTCGATTGGGCCTTCACTACCACCTGCAGGGATCTCTAACG